TAGCTTTGTCTGCTGATTCTGCCGTGACTTGTGCAGCCCTTTCTGAGCCTTTTTTGCCGGACTTAGCAGCATCTTTAGAGGATTTTGATGCCATATGGCTGGCAGCAAGCGTACCAACTACCTTTGCACCTGTCGCCCAAAATGACATTACGCACCCCCATCTGAATAATCATCAGCAACAACTGTACGCTCAATCTCATCAACGTCTTTTAAGTCAGTGCCTATAAAGTTAATAAATACGCAATCAGTCACAGCAAAGCCCATCTTTTTAGTGTTTGGAGTACATTCAAATACATGAGGCGCTTCAATCTTCTCAGCATCACTCGTTGAGGTTTTAATCAGCATTGTGCCTTGAGCTAATACGTTAATATGGTTAGTTAGGTGAACAGCACCAGTAAAGGCATGACCAGCAGCAAGAAACATCTCTCGACCATATACACCATCGCCGAAATAATGCTTTATAGGTGGCTCAATCTGAGGCATAGATAACAAAACATTCTCAGCGTCTTGTATCTCTTGCCTTGCTGCTGATAACTGATTCATTGGCACCTCATTAATTAAACCTATTGTAGCACTAATATAGATAGCTAAAAACTATACAACTAGCACCCATCCTAAAGATTTATCCCCAGCTACATCATCTACAGACTTCCAGTACAAGCTAGGCCCAGCGGTATCTGTGTATAACTTGTTAGTAACTGCCTCAAGCGAACCATTAGGAGTGCCTGAGCCTGTAGCTATTGTGGATAAGTTAACAGCCCTTGTGATTGATTGCGTCCAGTCTCTAAAACGCTGAAACATACCACCTTTAGCATCTATCGCGATCTCTACTGGTGAGGGTGGGATAATATCAGCCACGGCTTGACCCTCTCAGTTTTGCCTCTAATTTGATTACAGTAGGGTTAGCGGGATCAGTCATAGTGAACTCAAATACCCTGAGCCTGGGTAATCTTCCTAATCTACGCCATATTGACCGCTTAAAATACTCGCCCAGCTTACCGATGCTTCTGGTTAGTTCGTTGCCGTAAGTCTTAGCGTCATCTGACCATCTGAATCGAATCTGAGGGTCTACCGTAGTTAAATCACCAGCACCACTCTCCATAGTTAGCTCTAATTCACTGACAAATATGGCGTTACCTTGGTTAGTTAATGGCTGAATGCGAACCCTGCGGAAAATAGCATCCTCGTACTCAGTGTATAAACTTGAATCTAATTCACCAATACGGCCATCTATCGAATCACCGACAATGACACGACCATAAGCCGTAGCCATAAAGCCTACCCGCCATCCTGTTAGCTGACCCTCAGAGAATGTAACCCTCTCATGCCACCTACCAGAGATAGAGTCATAATATAAATCACGATCAGGCAATGAGAAGCCTGTGAAATAAGCGCCTTTCTTGGCATAGCTAACCGCCACCACGCCCTGAATCTCGGCATCTGTATAGTCGGCTAAAAGGCTATCAATCGCTGTAGTGGATATCTTATCAAACCCATTACCTGTAAATAACCAGACCGCTGGAGACTCATTAACACCACCACCAATCATCATGAAGCTGTTAGTAGTGGGAGCTATGGCAAAGTTAGCGAATAATCCCTTTGGAATAACAAGCCCTTGAATAGCGGCAAATGGAAAGCCTGAGCCGCCTACATTCTGGAAAGCCTGTGTAGTTTCACTGCCTAAGATAAACAATTGGTTATTGAATACAAAAGGTGCGCGAATAATATCAGGGTCAGCCTCAGCAGTACCAAAGTCCAGCGCATTCCACGCTAAGCCATCGTTAATAGCTGATGAGATGAATTTCTTACTATCCGTTGAGCAGACAAAGTAGCCGTCTATAAACACGACTATCTGAGGTGCGCCATTAGCTGTAAAGTCAGTATCTATAGCGTAAATAGAAGCTGTGAAGGTTGTAGTATCCTGCACCCATATCGAGCCAAGGCCACCAGGAACCAATATCATTAACTGAGTGCCGTTATCAGCCATTGATACAGGGCCAGTGCCGACAATCGCGCCTAATGGAGCAGCAGCAAATACATCGCCACCAGTACCAATAGTCCTATCTAGCCGATATAAAACCTCACCGTTAACAAAGTATAGAATCCCCGCCATTACATGAATGCCACGGTTCTGCTCGTTAATAACGCCTGTGGTGACTAATTGACGAATACCAGGAGTGCCAAACAAAGTCTCTTGTGACAACCCTTGAGCCTGGACAATATTAGGATACCAATTAATACACCGCTGAGCCGATATAGGTAAAGACTCAGAGGCGTAAAAACCGTTTGCTATTGGGAGTTGAATCTTAGGCATTACTCAGCCTTACAGTCGCCATATACATAATTAAGAGGATTATACTCAGGATACTCAGCACCTCCAGAATACAAACCTAATGCAGCAGCAAGGATAGCAGCATACAATACGCCGCCTTTGTATTCTTTTTCTTTATAGATTACTCGTAACATGGTCTAGCCTCTTGTTGTGGTTAAATATCTTCTTTCCAAACGAGTGAAGCAGTAGCGTCTTTATTGGCCTCACTAAGATGATTGACAGTAATAGATAATGTCTCGCCTGGAGCCAAATAAGTATCAAAAATACTCAGGTCTATACTGTCTGTGCCTTTCAGCAACAATACACCCGTATAGAGTAGGCTTGCAGTACCCATAGAGGTTAACGTGGTGGTAGTCTTAGATACCTCAGCCAATGAGTCTGTTTCATTCTGATAGTCAAAGATTAGGTTAGTACCCCAGTTAATAGCGTTCTTATAGACGTTAAACTCGACACCTTTATTAGACTCTGACCCGTACTTCATTAGCAGGGGTATAACCTCAGCACTCATAGACCTGCCGCCTAAGTGTGTGCGGCATCTTACAGTTAAAACATGATGCACTGTGGCTGATGCTATGGTTAGCAGTAGCCTACTAGTCGAACGGCTTTCTTCGTGCAATACATACTGGCCGTCATTGAATAAGCCCATCGAGGCACTTCTAACGGTTAAGTCTGTAGTAGTGCCTTGTGATGCTGCCATTAAGCCAAGCAGATAGTTAGGGTCAGACATATTAACGCCTGTGTTGCCATCAGCTAGCCACTTGTGGACATGAACAGGGAAGAAAACACCCGCATTATGAGGGTCTGCAATCATCCATAACACGTTACCATAGCCTAAGTATTGGAATTGAACCTCGCAGACAATGCCGCCATCAAAGGGGTCTAATTCCTGTCCTGCACCAACATGAACACCGCTAGGGCCGGTTCCGTCCATCTTGTCAATATTCCACTCTGATTGAGTCTTGAAGTAGTTAGTAGCAAGTACGCCGGTTTTTGTATGAAAGAATGTACCCGCAGCCGTAGCACTAGCAAAGGTAAATAAAGCATGAGGGCCATTAACCGCATTACGCGCCATTACTGTATCTTGATTGGCTGTGAAGGTTATTAGCGGGAGCGTAACGTCAGCATTCAATTCAGCAGCTATCTCAGCAGCAGTAAAGTTAACATCACCGCCAGCGTTGGTTAGATTTACGTTATGAGGCACTGTGTCTATCGTCACCACACCTACCTCAGCAACAGTAGCCGCAGCAGTCACAGTCAATAACTGTAAATCAGCATAGCCACCATGCTCTCTAGTGACTCCAAACGCATTATTAACACAGCCAAAGCCGATTTGATTACCTATACCAATTAAGCCAACAATCTGATAAGAATCGACCACTGGAGTAGTGAATCTAGCCGTAAACCTAGCCTGTACGCCCGTACCAGCCTTATAGGTTATCCCTCGCCTAGAAGTAATCAGCCCAAAGTTATTAAGGCCACCCGTACCAGTAGTGCAGGCAAACTCGCCGTTATCCGTTGATGCTGTGCCAGTACCAACAGGGAAGGCAAAGGCTTTAGAGCCTAGCCCATGAGTAGCTGCCATTTGAGTAACCGGATGTGGCTCAGCTACTACAAGCTCACCAAAAGAAGATACTGCCAAAAGCTGTCTAGGTATATAACTCATAAAATTGACCATTCTGCCGCAGCAGCCGTATAGATTAGCCTTACAGCAGCATACGCTGTGCTCATGGCTGTAGTAGGATTGCCATCAACATTGCCAGAGAGAGTAACCAGTCCTGACCTGCGTTTAACAGTTACAGCCTCACCCTCACTAGGTGATGCGTTTAAGGTCACAACAGCGGCAGCCGTATTGTTACAAATTAGTGTCACATTCCCTGTAGTAGTGTATGCAGTTTCACCAGAGGAAATATCATCGACGCTAGAGCTGCCCGCTGAAATCACCAGCCCGCCACTGCCATTAGAGTTAATCCCTACATTATTGCCCGCGACAAGATTAGCGCCAACAGATACGCCATTCTGTGCTGATACCGCCAAACTAATTCCGTCCAGCGCCTCAAGATTACGAATATTATTAATTGTGCCTTGGGTATCTAATACCGGCGTACCTGTTACAGCGCCATCCTGAACAATCGTACCCGTTACACCTAAAGAGGCTAACAAGTCCTCAACAGGTAGCTTAAAGTTCTGCCCATTAGCCACGTAGTCAAATGTAGATGCCGCTGGTATCGTTGGCTGTGATACAAAGTTGCTCTTTTTTGTACTCATGGGGTTACGCTCTCAACCAGGATTGTATTATCACCCTCTGTCAGAATAGAAGTGTCTGGCCCAGTGAAGAAGTGATCTTGCGTATATTGATCTCCCTCATTGCCAGCGCCAACAGGAAGGGTATTAGGAAAGGACATAGGATTGAGTGTTATGCCCAGCTTTCTCATGGCATTTAAGCCGGTTCGAGCCTTCTCAGCTAAACTAGCCGTTATCTCAGCGTCAAACTGTGGGGCCATCACAATAGCCATATTAGCTATAATCCCCTGTAATGCTCCAGCAGGGACGGTTATCTCATCACTTACGCTGCTCACTACCGTATAGCCTAAATCAATACCATTGACCGCCTCAGCAGTCATATAGTTATTCATGGCAAAGATTGTATCTTGTATCTCAGACGGCTCTAAATCAGCCTCAGTCGCCTGAGTAAGTATCTCTTGAAGTATCGCTTTGACTACCTGCCCCGCGTTCGCCATCTGAAACCTCTAAATCTAGTTGTGGTGGAGCTGTTTTCTTAACTCTTTTCCAGCCTAGTTTTTTGGCTGTTGCTTTGGATGCTTCGTCATCCCTTGTCTCGATAATTGTACCGCTTGGTCTTTTCCACTTAATCATATTAATTACCATATAAAAAAAGGGGGGCGAACCCCCCATAATGATTAGCTACCCCAGCCCGTTCCAGAGAAGAACGGATTGAATGTTGCAAACGCTGGAAGGATATCAAAACGTACCTTCTGAGTATTCGCATCACCATCTGAGTACTTAGAACAGCGTAAGCTGAACCCATCAGATGTGGTGGCTACTGTATCAGTAGAAAACAGCTTCTCAAGCTTAACAGTACCTAGACCGAACGCCTGCTCATGGAAGAACAAGTTAGGCTGGTAGTTAGTAGAAGCCGAACCAAGGATAGTGACTACATCGCCTGAAACTGGAGCAGAGTCAACAGTGTTGTATTGACCGTTAGCCTCATAGATTGCAGGCCCAGCTACAGTCACAGTAACAACAGTAGCCACTGCTGTAGCATCAGCAGTTACCGTACCGCGCCAAGGGATAGCAGCACCAGTCTCATCATAGATAACCTCATTAGTATCAAGGTTTACACGATAACGACCAGCAATCTCAATCACATCGCCCGCCTTCACTGGCAACACGGCATCAACACCAGTGATAACAAGCGTCTGGATCATAGTGTCTTTATGGTTTACATAAGTCACATCAGGGTTAACATTAAGCGTACCCGCACGGTCAGAGCCAGCGCCAGTAGTGTATGAAGTCATGGCATTAGATGTCATTGCCCGCATTCCACCAAAGTCACGGCTAATCTGTGCAGATTCCCACGCTGTACGAACCAAACCATCAGCAGCCGTTAAGCCGTTCTGAGCGTCTGCCAAGCCACCAGCAGTAAAGGGGTTCATCACATAGTTCCAAGGAGCATCATGCGGCACACCAATAGAGTCCATCAAGGCACCCGCTTGCTGTACATCACTCCACGCATCAGCAACAGTACCGATAGTACCGTGAGACAGGTTGGAGTTATTACGCATATACGTCCAAAGGTTTGTTTCCAGGGTTGTGATTGCTGTACGGGCCATAGGCGCAAGAATGCGGTCAAGCTCATCAAGCTCTAAGGCTTCCTCTAAAACTGACCACTCTGTAGCTACAGTGATCATGTTCTGAACTGTACCAGTCGCCTTACCTGAAATGATATCGGACTTGGTAGATGATGAAATATCACCACCAGCAGTCTCGATTGAGTTATATAAGTGCGGGCGCTTAAAGTCTGCTGTACTACCAGATGCAGGGTTAAACTTTCCCGATAATAGTTGAGTGTTGACCGCTTTAGTTACGACTCGCGTACTTTCAACAGCCTTGAGAAACCCCTTTGCTAGTGGGGTTGTGGTGTTACTCGATAGATTATTAGCCATGATAGACCTCTGTTATTCATAAGTTGCCCCTGCTGGCCCGCCATCATTCTTTGGCGCTCCACCACCGTTTAATACTTCTGGTGGTTCA